CCGTTCGCCAGCAGAAGCGCCTGAGTCATGTTGAAGAGAAGATCGAAACGGTCCCCAAAGCTGTGGAGAACATCAAACGCGGCACAATGCGCACCGGATATGTCGGTTACCGCCAGGTGGTAGCCAAAAGCGGAATGAGTGACGCCAAGTGTCGGAATCTGGTCAACGCCTACCACATCCCTACCGACACGCACGAATTTATGACTCCGGACGGTCTGTTGTCTCGCAGGGCTGTCGTCGAGCTTGAGACATTTATGGTGGTGTTCCACCAAATGATGTCAGAGGCTGAACCACGCGGCACACGCTGGTATCACCCGAAGATGGGGCTTTTCCAGGTAATCGGATGGGAGGATAAAGCATGATCATCCAGTCAAAACTTATTCGCGCCGCTCTGGTGTGCGCTGCTAAAAACGACGTTCGTTATTACCTGAACGGTCTTCACATCACGCCAAAACATATTGAGGCAACCAATGGTTTCGTAGCACTGCGCATGACTCACGGCATCCGGACGAAGAAAAACATCATTGTCCAGTTCGAAGGTGGCGTCCCGGCCAAAGCCGAAACGACAGAGCTGATTTTTAGTAAAGAGCCGATCGCTGTTCATCGCGACCAGTTTCAGCGCCGACTGTCCATTACCGGCATTAAACTGGTGGACGGTTGTTTTCCGGATTTGGAACGCATCATTCCGAAAAAATTTGACCTCTGTACACACCCGGTGATCCAGGCGGGTTACCTGAGTTATCCAGAGAAGATGTTTGGTCGTGAGCGTAAATTTATTCCCGTCCAGTTACGTCCCTCCGGTGACGGGCAAGCGGTCAGAATTCAGTTTGATTCCATCATCAACTCAATGTATGGCAATCCTGAATTTGTTGTGATGCCTTGTCGTGATCATGGCGATTTCAACGTGGCTCAGGAGCATCCGGAATGAAAATCGAATACCAGGACTACGGAGCCGTAGCGAACATCGTGATCACCTGCACCGTGTTCGAATTTCGTAAACATAACCGGGTGGTGGATGCTGCATTGCTTTGTACGCCGGACGTTATTGCAACTCACAGTGGTGTGTTTTTCATGAAGTCGGTTTTATCCGGTAAAACCCGCGATATGTTGCGGGCATATAAAACAGCGCAGGGAGAGGTCGGGCGTGAGCGGGATTGATTATCAGGCACTGCGTGAGGCAGCAGTAGCAATTGAAACAGTGGCAACGCCTCAAAAATTGCAGGCGTTTCGGATGAAGGTCACACCGTCGGTGGTACTGGCGCTGCTGGATGAAATTAAGCGCCTGGAGGACACAAATATTGATGCTATGTGCCGAATTGCAGAACTGGAAGCGAGGGAAGTCGAGTTACCGGATGGCTACGAACCCCGTATGGGCCACCCAATAAATAGCGGTGAGCGGGTGGTAATGATGCCGCACCACTTTGGTGGATGGCTGGACCGCTTCGACGTCGAGCACGCATTGCAGGCAGCGGGGATCAAATTCAAAACAGCGGGGGTTGAGTACGAATGATTGAGGGTATTAGCAATAAATCGTTGAACACAGCATGTGTCGACGGTGGGTTGTTGTACAAAGTGACGTTTACGCAAATCGACAACGAAGATAACGCATTCACTGTGATTTACACGTCGCCAGCGATGGCGCAGAAGTGGGTGGATCTGCACAGGCTATGTGGTTTTCGTGTTGAGTGGGGGTGCTATGAGATGCGATGCAGATGGCATCATCGGGGGGATGAAAAATGAGCACTACGCTTGAGCAATGGCTGGAACAGCAGCACGGCAAAATTGATGTTGATTGCGGCTGTGTGAGCACTGAAACGCTTATGCACTGGATGCGTGTGGCGTATGAGGCTGGCAACTCTCCGGTAACTCCGGAGAGTTGGATAAGCTGTAGTGAGCGAATGCCAGAAATGGGAGAGCGACAATGCTATGTGTTAGCTGCTGACTTTAAAAACAACTACCCACCAAACATCCCCAACACTCAGGTCGGCGTATATGGCGACTGGTTTAATGATGGCAAGCCCACTTGGGATGACGGTGATGGCGAAGACCTGTATCTCAAGGAGGTAACCCACTGGATGCCGCGGCCAGAACCGCCGCAGGAGGTGAATCAATGAGCTGGCCTGATGCAATCGTAACTCTGGGGGTGGTATTCGCAGCAGCGTTTGTTGTGTTCTCGATTTGTCGATGGGGATAACCACATGTTCGCTTTGATTCAACGCGGGCAGATATACACCGATAGTGCTGGCTACCCGATAAAAATTGTTCGCTGCATAAACAACACTGTGTTGTACAGAAGAATGGATGGGCGAACACAGTCGGTAAAAATAAACGATTTTAATGAACTGTTTGAACGGATCGATCACCAGGAATACCGACAAATTCTGGCAGAAACAGAGCAGGAAGCTCATCTGAAAAAATTACGAGCCATGAAAAGGAAGTAAAGAATGAATAAAGCATTTGAACGATGGATCCACCAGCGTTACGGCAATCGCTATGACCTGACACGAGATGTTGACGGTTTCTACTGTCGTGAAATTGTGAAACGAATGTTTGATGTGTGGTGCCACTGCCGTGGGCTGAGTGTTGTGTGAGGTAAAGCATGGGCAATGTGATTCAACTGGCTCCCAATGAATGGGTTTGTGAAAGCGTACTAATCGCAATTACCGGGCTCAAACCAGGCACAATTCTTCGGGCCCGGAAAGAATGCTGGATGGTTGGAAGAGAGTATATTCACGTATCACCAGACGGTAATCCAAAGCCTTCCAGTGAATGTATGTATAACAGAAAAGCAATAGATGCCTGGGTCGCCTCAATGAAAAACAAACAACCCAGGTGATTTAATATCATGAAATATGTAAGCTCGTATCGCTCTTGGGCGTCTGGAGGTATCGATGGATAAAGTCAAATATCCAACAGGCGTCGAAAACCACGGCGGCACATTACGCATCTGGTTTAATTTTAAAGGTAAACGTGTCAGGGAAAATCTTGGTGTCCCTGACACTGCCAAGAACAGGAAGATCGCCGGGGAACTGCGGACATCGGTATGTTTTGCCATCCGCACAGGAAGCTTTGATTATGCTGCACAGTTCCCTGACTCCCCCAACCTTCAGGCTTTTGGGGTAAGTAAAAAAGAAATTACGGTGAAGGAACTTGAAGAAAAGTGGCTGGATCTGAAACGAATGGAAATCTCTGCAAATGCATTCAATCGCTATGAATCCGTTGCAAGAACGATGGTTCCGAAAATTGGAGGCAGCAGACTGGTGTCATCGGTAACTAAAGAGGAATTGCTGTATATCAGGAAAGATTTGCTGACCGGGTATCAGCATTCAACGAAAAACAAAGCAGCAGCAAAAGGACGGAGCGTCGTTACTGTAAATTATTACATGACGACAATCGCTGGAATGTTTCAGTTTGCTGCAGATCACGGTTACTTAGAAGCAAATCCCTTCCAGGGAATTAAGCCTCTTAAAAGAGCCAGGTCAGAGCCAGATCCGCTAACTCGTGACGAATTTATTCGCCTGATAGATGCTTGCCGACATCAGCAGACGAAAAACCTGTGGTCATTGGCTGTGTACACAGGAATGCGTCACGGTGAACTGGTCTCCCTGGCCTGGGAAGATATCGATCTGAAAGCAGGAACTATTACTATCAGGCGCAATTATACGAAACTCGGTGAGTTCACTCTACCTAAAACTGAAGCAAGTACAAACAGGGTTGTGCATCTTATCCAGCCCGCTATCAGTGTCCTGAAAAATCAGGCTGAAATGACAAGACTGGGTAAGCAGCACCACATCAAGGTTCAACTACGTGAATATGGGCGTTCAGTGAATCATGAATGTACTTTCGTATTTAACCCCCAGGAGGTTAGAAAAAGCAAACAGGTCGGTTTTATCTACAAGGTAGATTCTATTGGCGACTCATGGGAAACAGCCATTAAGCGTGCGGGCATCAGGCACCGGAAAGCATACCAGTCACGACACACTTATGCGTGCTGGTCATTATCTGCCGGAGCAAACCCAAGCTTCATTGCCAGCCAGATGGGCCATGCAAGTGCCCAGATGGTGTTCAATGTATACGGAGCATGGATGACTGACAGTAATGCAGAACAGATCGCAATGCTGAATCAGAAGCTGGCAGATTATGTCCCAATGATGTCCCATGGTCACCAAAGTGACACAAGAGACTTATTAAAATCAGTAGGTTAGCCTTCAATACCCGTCATGTTAACTGTGTGGAGGGTAACACCACGCTTTATGCCCTGCCGAAACCCGAGGTTGTCCTGCGCTGGCGTGAGCAGACCACAGATGACTTCCGCTTCTGTTTTAAGTTTCCGGCGACCATTTCGCATCA